TTCCTAGATGTATCTAGGACTTGGATGCTGATTGCCATATCCATAAAGGACTTAGGTTTCCAGCAGTTCACCCAGTTTAACGTGACCCGCTCTGTCAAGCCACGATGTTATAAGTCTCTTCTTCTTGACCAAACTTATAACCATAATTCTGTGACTCAGTTTCTGTGGTTTCACGAACCAGTGAAGAAGTCACAAGAGAACCGTGCATAGCACTGAACAGAGAACCACCGAACACACCAGCAACTCCAAGCATATGGAAGGGGTGCATCAGGATGTTGTGCTCTGCCTGGAACACAAGCATGTAGTTGAATGTTCCGGAGATGCCCAGAGGCATCGCATCAGAGAATGAACCTTGTCCGAAAGGATAAACCAGGAATACAGCAGATGCAGCAGCAACAGGAGCACTGTAAGCAACCATAATCCAAGGACGCATACCTAGACGGTATGAGAGTTCCCATTCACGTCCCATATAGCAGTAGATGCCAATGAGGAAGTGAAATACAACAAGTTGGAAAGGTCCACCGTTATAAAGCCATTCATCAAGACTTGCTGCTTCCCAGATGGGATAGAAGTGAAGACCAATGGCGTTGCTTGAAGGAACAACAGCACCAGAGATGATGTTGTTTCCGTACATGAGTGAACCAGCAACAGGTTCACGAATACCGTCAATGTCCACCGGGGGTGCGGCAATGAAGGCGACGATGAAACAAATAGTTGCAGCAAGCAACGTTGGAATCATCAGAGTTCCGAACCAACCAACATAAAGGCGGTTGTTCGTTGAAGTAATCCATTCACAGAATGAGTTCCACGCCGAAGTAGTTGGGCGACGTGTAGCGATTGTAGCAGTCATTTTTCGTTAAAGGGTAAGTATGTGTCCAGGGGGAACTGAACGGTACAAGTATTCCCCACGACACCCTCCATCGTGGGTATGAGAGACTGTGTTTAACCTCCCCATAGGTCTCGGTTAGGCAGAGGACAACGTTAAGGTTTTGTTACATTCCTTAACTTGTTGTTGTATTTATCATAGCACTGTCAGGGATCCCTGTCAATAGGTATGAATGCTTATCTGGAATATTCCTCAATTTTGTCCAGAACCTTATTCAGATATTGATGCGCTAACCACTTTGGGTCATATCCAGTCTTATTCATCCATTCATTATCCAAATCTTTTTTTAACTTAAGAACTTCACATTTAATAATATCTTTAGTCAGTTGTCCTCTTGGCATAATAAAAAAAAACTCTACCCCTTATTTAGAGGTAGAGTTTAAAAAATATTTTCTAATATTATGCGAGTACTGCTTCACGCAATTCTGTTTTTACATACTCAAGAACATTTTCTGGAGTTGTCACTTCATAAGGATCAGTAGGAGCATTATCTTGCTTTCCTGCTTCCTCAAAGAGTTTCTCAATGATACCATCCTTCACCACAGCAGCATATCGCCAAGAACGCTCACCAAAACCAAGATTGGTCTTGGAAACGAGTTGACCCATAGAGCGAGTGAAGTAAGCATTTCCATCGGGAATGAGTTGTACGTTTTGAATGTTTTGGTCTTGTGCCCAGGCATTCATCACGAAACCATCATTAACAGAAATACAGTAAATAGCATCAATACCAAGAGCAGTGAACTCATCATACTTCTCTTCAAATCCAGGAAGTTGATAAGCGGAGCAAGTAGGAGTGAACGCTCCAGGAAGTGAGAAGAGTACAACTCTTTTATCTTTAAAAAGTTCATTACTTGTACGAGTTACAAACTCCCCAGATTCACGAAATACAAATTCAACTTGAGGAATTTCATATCCTTCTTTACGCATAGTAACCTCCATCAGAACAGACCAGGAATTACTTGCCCAGTGGTGAAGTAAGTACCAACTGCAATTACGAATCCAAGCATCGCAAGTCTTCCGTTCCAACGCTCAGCAGTTTCAGTGAAAATTTTGTCCATTTGTTTTACCTCAGTAAGTTTCAGAAAGTTTTTCTACAGCATAACTCAGGAGAACCAAAAATGCAACTCCTGTAATTGTGAAGATGATTTCAGTCATCAGAAGATCCCGAAGAAGAAGTTGCCAGTGATAGAATAAGAAATAACACCAGCAACAAAACCGACCATTGCCCAGCGTCCATTAGTACGCTCCTTAACTTGATTTGGAGTCAGCATTCCGTAATTCTCATAATACATTACGGGTTCTTTGGCAAACATATTTTGTTGCCCATATTCATTAGTTGTTACAGTCATATAAGTTTTGTGAAGAACTGTTACACAAGTATATAGCAGAAAAGGAGGAGTGTCAAGCCCTATTTGTTTTCAAATCCTGGCGGTAGAGTTCCGAAATAAGGATCATAATCAAATATTGGATTCCAATCACTTATATTACTGGAATCATTTCTCCAAAAATTCCAAAGTCCTTCATAACTTGACTTATGAAAAATATCAATATGTTCATTATGAATAGAAGATCCCAATTCAATCTTATAAAGAAATAATGGAATTGAATATGTATTTCCAGAATTATAAATTAAATCATCAGCAACTGCTCTGGGTTTAACTCCATTGTCAATCTTATACCTATCACCACGAACATGAAGACTGATAAGTTTTTGTGCATGATGACGAGTAATTAAATAGCAAGCAGTAGAAAAATCATTCACAAATCTACGATGCAACTTAATATGAACTTGTGCAGGATTAATGATTGCAAGTTGAACAACGTCATAAGCATAAGGAATCTTAGAAAAGAAATCTTTCCAATTAAATCCCCAATGTTTTACAGTATCTAAATCACAATCATCCTCCATAATGAGAGCACAAGGTGCATCAGAAGTCTCTAAGAAGTGCCTGAGTGCCTTCAGATGAGATGTTACGCAACCGACTTCACCAGAAGACATCATATCAGGATAACGACCTTTAAGAATATCACCTAAGTCTCTACCATCCCTACCATCATAAGCAGAGATGCGAGTATAATCTTCAATTTCCCAATACTTGAATTGATCCTCCATATACTCTGCTCTTTCTGGTTGTTCGTCCAGATTGAGATAATAGATGGGGGGAAGACCTTTGAGTTTATAGATTGCTTTGTTTTTATCCATGACAAATTAAACCTTATTTAAGTTATGAGATTGATATTTCTTTAAATATTTTTGTGATTGATAATATCTCCTTAATTGTTTTTGATTTAATGTTTGAAGATAATTCCACAATTCATTATTTCTAGTAATATATGGATTTTCAAAACCAGAGTTATGTCCCCTATAATGCTCTAAGTGATATACATATGAGTGATCAATTCTACCCACATTATATCCAAGAACATTAAATCTAAAATATCTTTCTTTATCTTCTGGAGACCAGGAAATAAAGTTCTCGTTTTCCATTCCAGCATTAATATAGGATTTTGTTTTAATGAATTGAACGTGTCCAAACTCAGACCTATGAATATTGGAATTTTTTTCTAAAATTGAAAAATCAAAATTATTATTAATAAAGTCACTTACAAGTGCATCAGTTGCAAAAATTTGATATTGATAGTCTCCTAATCCATAGGGATAAACTAAATCATAATTTTTCTTTACTATTAATTTTACTGCTTCTATGCAAGTTTCTGCTTTTAATAAAGCATCACAATCATAATTAACCACAATATCAGTTTTTACCTGTTCTATCATTTCATTTAAAATTTTCATTCTGTGAAATTCTGAACTATCAGATTTTTCAAACAGATATATCAGATTGTTAATTTCATCCTTATCTAAAAATTCTTTAATTTGTTTTATAACACACTCTTCAACAAAAGGTCTGGAATCAACTTCTTTTAATATCACTTTAGTGTTAAAAGTTTTTAGAAGATAGCAAAGAACTGTAGTAATATTCCTAGTCCTATCTCCAGAGTCAAGTCTAATCGGAATTATAAAAGTGCAGTTGGAGAGATCTATTTTTTTCATATTCTAATCCAATCATTTAAATATAAATCTTGAGTTTGATTTTTAGAAGTATTACCCTCTGTACCAAACCACCGTAAAGGAGCAATAACTTTTTTACTCTTTGCCAACCATGCTCCCCACCAAGAGAATGAAGAGTTTGCAATAATATGATAATGGCACATACTCATTAAACATAAATCAATAAATCCATTATGAGATTCTGAAATAATAAATCTATCTGATTCAAATAAAGTCTGAGACTGACACCATCCAACATCATCCGAAAAAATCATTACAGGAATATCAGAATCAAAATGTTCTAATGCTCTTTCATAATAAGAAAGATCGCACGGAGGATGATTTTCTGAATTAGAAACGTAGTCAGTTCTTCTTACATGCAAGGCAATAATATCATCAAAATCAAAATTAGTTACACAAGGTTCTAAAATATATTCTTTAAACTTAAAGTCTTCTCTGATACTATCTTCAATATGCTTAAAGTATTTTTCACTCTGAAAATATCCATGTAAATTTACATTATCTGGACAATTTTCAACATACTCAGAATCATAGTGAAACTGGTTTTCTGCATAAAAATCCGCAGGCAAAAAACCCACATTTTTTAAATTATTAAGTTCAAACACATCAAATAATTTATTATCTTTCCATTCATCACCATAGTCGGTTTTAGGAATACAGAAATCATATCCTTTTGTTGCAGCAATACCTCTTAAAGAAGCATACTGAAACATCTGATTTGCTAAACGACCATTTTGTCCAAGATAATTAAATCCAATCATTTTATCAAGAATAAAGAATAGTTTTTTTATCGGCAGGGGAGTGAATCATTCTTGCGGAAAAATCAAACTCACTATCAGGGTAATTCCCAGGTTTTGCAAAGCAAGAATGTAATACATGAAAATCTTCAAAATTATCAATCCTATATCTATTTAAATGACTTTCATCATGCGCTGCTGCCATTACATTATTTTCCAAATCTTTTTTAATTCTTCCATCAAGTTCATCAATTAATTTAAAAATTTCTGGAATCTTACCTCCCCAAATACATCCTTGAAGATATATGTCATCTCTTTCATCCCCCACTTTTATAGATGATAAAGACTTTTCGTTTCTTTCAAATGGTAGTTGACCAATAAATTTACTCCAGTGAGTACTAAAAGTTGGATGCTGAACTCCAAAGAATGGTTTTTCATCATTAAAGAATTCTTCATAAGTGATTAGTTGATCACAGCAATACATATCTGCATCAAAGTATACATACCAATCATAATCCTTTAATTGGCTTTCAATTTTTTTGATTTCTCCAAATCTTCTCAATCCACCAATACTATTATACATTAAATTATACCAATTATCTGAAGAATAATCTGATGTGGTAATTTCAATATTTTCAGATGATGGTATAATTTTAATATTGTCTGGAATGTCATCTCCAAGATCTCCATCTGTAAAAACAAAAAAATCTTTCTGACATTCTGGAACAAAATATTCCATAAGTGTTTCATAATATTTTGGGAAAAACTTTAAGTAATTTCCAGTACCTATAAAATTAATAGCAATTTTTTTCTTTGAATTATTATAATCAGTAATTACTTTTTTAACCATTGGAATAAAATAAGATGTTAAAGTATGCTTCCAAGAAAATATTTTAGAATATTCTAAAATTTCTTCCCTATGTTGAACTGAATAAGTTCTATTTTTAATAATTTGTCTCTCTATATATTCTAAATCATCAATCTTATTTTCGGGAATTACTGTAATAAATTCTTTAGTTTGATCTAAGTTTGCTGTTGCATATTCACTTATAACTACACCCAATCCAGCAGCAAATGCTTCCATACAAACTAAAGGATGAGCTTCACCATCGGATAAAAGAATTAGATTTCCATATTTAGTAAGATTTTCGTGTAAAATATTTTTATTCCATTCACCAAGATAATTTTTTGACTCATCAAATCTAGAATCCGCAATATTTCCTGCATACCATATAGAATCAATATTTTGAAATTTATATTGGCGTTTGCGATAATCTATTTTTGCTAAGTAAATACTACGATCAGGATACTCTGGATTTAAAGTAAATTCAAACGCATCTGTATTTACACCATTTGGAGTTACAAATAATCTATGACTCGGAATATCTGCTTTAGTTTTATAAACTTCTTTAATTGATTCGGATAAACAAAAAACATTGGGTTTAATATTTTCAAAGAGATTAAAGATATTAATATATCCACCCATCATTTCCGGTCTTTCTAGATAAGCAAAATGAGTAGTGCAAGCACAAGGATAATTAATGTATGGATATAGACCAACCCAATCATCATAATTAATATGAACAAAATCGGGATTAAATCTATTGATTGTTTCTATAATTTTTATGGGATCATTAATATTGACGATTTGAATCTCATGACCCATTTTTTCTAAAAATATTTTATAGTCCCATATCAAACTTTCGACTGCACCCCATCCTACTGGAGGTATTTGAGTATTTGGTCCAATGATACTTATTTTCATATTAACTTATTAATGATTGTAATTTTGAAATATATTCAATCTCAATAATTTTTTCTAAACTAAATTTTTCAATACCATACTTTCTAATTTGATCTCGGTGTTTTACAGAATATTTTTTATTTCTTGATATTACTTCAATAATGTAATCAATATCTTCAATTTTATTTTCAGGAATTACATCAATAAATTCTTCAGACAAATCAAGTTCCAGAGAAACAGACTCCGAAACTACAACACCCAAACCACAAATCAATGCCTCTTTAACTACAAGAGGCGTTGTATTTTCTGTAGAACTCAATAAAATAAAGTTTGAATATTTTGTAATTTCTTGGTTAAGTTTTTCTCTATCATACTCTCCTTTATAATTTTTAAGATTTGTAAATCTCCCACTTTCTCTCCTACCAACAAAATCAATATCTTCAATATTTTCAATTAGGTATTGGCGCTTACGATCACAAATTTGAGAAAAACATAAAGTCTTATTATAAACCGGTGTTTCTTCATATGTATAAGATTCAACAGCAACACCAAGACGATTTAACCAACAATTAGATTCAACTGCACCATTCTCAACAAAAACATCAATATCATTTTGACTAGATGCAAAAATGTTAAACTCTTTATTTTTAGTATAAGATTCTACAATTGAATTATATCTATCATATTTCCACATAGACTGATTGCCAATATACGGGTAATGACTAGATACGATTAATTTTCCATTATTTAATTCTAAAATTTGAGGAATAATATCATGAAAAACATCATAATGTAGATGAATAACATCAAACTTATCTTGTTTTAGTTCTTCAATAATTTGATTTCTATCTGGTGTATTAATAATTACACCAGTATGCCCAAGTTCTCCTAGTATATTTGCATAATCCCAGATTAACATTTCAACTGCACCCCATCCAACTGGAGGGATAGACATAATTCCAGGTCCAATAAAAGCGATGTTCATTTACAATTACCTATCCATTCTTCAACTTTAATTTTTGGTTCCCATCCAAAAGTGTTTTTAAGTTTTTGATTGTCTGCAAGAGTCACCCTTGATTCGCCAGGACGTTCTGGAAGGTGAACAGTATGATCAGAAATCATTGCAGCAATCTCATTAACTGAGTGATTTCTTCCAGTTCCAACATTAAAAACTTGACCAAAAACTTCTGGATTTGGATTTGAAATTGCTGCTAAAATATTTGCGTTAACCACGTCAGAAACGTGAGTAAAATCTCTGCGTTGATTACCATCCCCAACAATTGTGAGAGATTCCCCAGCATCCCTTTGACGCATAAAAATACCAATTACAGGAGCATACTGCCCTTTAAGAGGTTGCCTTTCACCATAAACATTAAAATATCTAAAGCAAATTGTAGGGAGATTAAAAAGATCTGTATACATTTTACACAGTTTTTCACCATTCACTTTAGATACTGAATATGGGTTCAAACAATCATCTGGTTGTGTCTCAACGTTTGGATGCGAATTCAATCCATAAGCAGATGATGTTGAAGAATACATTACACGCTTCACACCTGCCTCACGAGCACATTGAAGAACAGTCACAGTGCCTACTGAGTTAATACTAACTGCTTCTATAGGATTTTTAATTGCTGGTTGAATACGCGCTTCAGCAGCAAGATGAAACACATAATCTACACCATCATAAAGAGGGCGAGTATTTCCATAGTCACGAATATCATACTTATAGTTTTGCGCTTTATCATTCCAATAAAACTGATCGTGGACATCAGAAAATTCATTATCAATTACAACTACTTCGTGTCCCATTTCTAGAAGACGATCAACTAGGTTAGAACCAATAAATCCCGCACCGCCAGTAACTAATGATTTCATATTAATTATTACCCATTTGAATACATAAAAGACCTTTCATTTTTTGTAGATACATAAGATTCGTCATTATCCCCCAAAGTTTTAGCAACTGGAATTTGATTATGGTAAACATGAAATCCCAGAAGAACCTCTGGGTTAAATTCTACACCCATCCCATAGTATTTGTCAAGATGGTGAATAACATCAGAATACATATTCATATTATCACTATTTGATAATGCAATATGATCGTTGATTGCATATTCCGTATGCTTACAATCATTTTTTGTATTCAAATATTTTAAATTAAAATTTTTAACATCATATTTTTTATTAAAAATATAATCAAATCTACACTTCAAAACGGCATCATATTTGAAGTTATTTTTTATTTCATATTCAACTTTTAAATTATTACATTGATTTAAAGAGTAAAACATTGATTGAATATTTTGAGATGGATTTCTATTAAATCTAGGATGATAGCAACCCCAATGAGCGGAATCTGGATATTGTTTTTCAAACTGTATTGGATTTTCAATTTTGTAGTGAACTGGATTTAGAGTAGTGATGATATAGTCAAACAAATCATCAGTATAAACATCAGATGGTGCATCATCTCTAAATGGAACTCCTTCTACACCCCACCAACTATGAAAAAAGAAATCAACGTTTTGTTCGCATGACCACGATTCTTTAATATTCTCCAAACTATTTTTTACATCCCTTGGTTGACCAGATAAACAAACTGCTAATTTCATAACACTTTTAAAAGACTTTGGGCTCGATTGACATAAGTATGATATTCTTTAATGTAGTTAACACTTTGCTTAATAAACTCATAATCATCCTTTCTTTCCATCGCGGCATAAAATAACTCCGTTGGAGATTCTTTATATAAGCAATATTCGTCAAGTTCTTTATATGCCTCATAGCAGTTAGTCATTCCAAGATGACCATAACTCATATTTTTATATAATCTGCAAGAAATTCTTCCCCATTCTACATCAGCTTGGCATCTAATATCAAATCCCAACAATGACTCTTTCGAAAGGCGAATATAATCCTCCTCAGATAATTGGTTTGCAGAAAAATTGTTTAAAACAAATTCAATATTATTTTTTCTACATTCATTTGCAAACTCTTCAATCAAATGAATATTAGAGTATCTTCCATCATTTGATATTGAACCAAGGAAATAAACATTGTTACTTCTAGGATAATAAACATCATTTTCATCTATCTCGTTTGGCATTAAATTTGTCGCCCAACCAATATAGACTTTATCAAAATCATCAATTCTATAATTTACTCTACCATTTTTAAAATCAATAACTTGATTAGTAGATGGTTCATAATAACATCCCTTGTCCATTTTTGTTTTTTCTTTATCAAGTTCATAAACATAATTGGGATGATCAATCTTTTTGAGATTATATCTCATATCAACAAACTTACGGACATTGCCAACATATTTCGCTGGGTTATAAGCACAATGAACAAAATAAGTAGAAGTCTTATCTAAAGGAATTTCTGAATCATCATATCCCTCTGCAATAAAAATACAATTAGAAAAATCAAAATTTTCTATTTTTTCATTTGGAAACCAGTAAACATCATGACCCAAATACTTAAATGCATTATAAAAAGAATTCCAAACGTAACTGATTGTATTTTTCAAAACTCCATTTTCAGGATAAAAACCCCAGATAATAATTTTCATCTTTTAATCTCCAAAAAATTTTTAGTATTTTTATAACTACAAATTGATGTAGTGGTTATATTAAATTGATAATGTTGAATATTATATGGTTTTCCAACATTTTCTATAAGTTTATGCATATGTATAATTCCATCTTTATAATGTTCTTCCACATTTGCTAAGTCATAAAAGAAATTAACTTGACTAGTTGGAACAATAAAAAACCAATCAGCATAATGTCTATCCCAACCAGCTTCATATCCATCTTGACAAAGAATATGATCCGATTCTAACTGACTGAAATTTAATTCAGTACCAAAAATATTATCAGTTCTAATTCTTACAATAAACTCGTATTCATTAGGATCAACTAATTTAACACAATCCAAAATTCCTTGATACTGACATTTAGATCTATAAAATTGACTTCTACTTTTCTCAATTGTTTCAAAAACCATATCTGGTTCAGCAGATAATTTATTGTAAAATGAAGTGTCAAAATTATATGGTTGAATTACTTTTACATCTTTAAGATTTAATGGAGAATATAATTCAATGAATTCACTCAATTCATTTTTTTCGTACTTGTCTGTAAATTCATGATGTATTAAAGTATTCTGCCAATCATCATTCCATTGAAAATTAGCATAAACATCATATTCACCCAACCCATCTAAAAAATTTTTTTTAATACTATCCAAACACTCTCTCACGAATCTTGGATATCCCGAAAAACAAACTGCGAATTTTTTCATATTTTAAACTCACTATTCCACCACTCTTGAAACTGTTGCGGATTTAAGGGTATTCTCTCCTCAATATTTAATATAGTTTTATTTGACTTCATATATTCTACTATATTATTATCAATTAATGTTTTCCTACCTCCACGAATAATACCATCTTGACCTTTAATTTTTTCCATTCTGATAACTCTATCACCAAAAGTATATTTGGGAAATTCTGGAATTATCTTTCCATCAAAAATATACTTATAAACTAACGCATTTAATACATCTTGATCTCCACAATAGTTTTTCGCATAAACGTCTCTATTATCATCTGGTGTTTTTTGAATTAATTTTTTATCTAAACACAAATTTAGATAATCTTGAATAAACTGCTTAGATGAATTAGTATTTCTAACTAAAATTCTAGCCGCATTTATGAGTCTAGAATTAGAAGCTAAGCGGCATTCATTTTCATTAGATATAACTTGAGAAAGAGTATATTGTTTAACATGCTCTTTCACTAAAGTTGGATCTCTTTCTATCTGAACCCAAAAGTCAGATTGGTTTTCCTCCAATAGATTTTCACAAATAGAAGAAATGTTTTTCCAGTCTGTATCAAAGTAATGTGGATTCTTTTTAAAATTACCATCATGATATAAAACAAGACTTCCCTCTGGAACTTTTGTTAAAACATGTTGAATTAAAAATGGTTTAAAGTCAAAATATCCGATATGATTTGCATTTGGATTATTATCAAGAGGTTCTAGAAAAGAATTGCAAACTTCTTCACTACCAGGAATTTGTTTTAAAGTTCTTTTTGTAAAAATAAATACCTCTTCAAAAAAATCCGAAAGTTTCTCTTTAATTTTATTTCCAGTTTCTGTTAAATCGAAACCTCCATCATACGGGTATCCTTCAGTAATAAAAGTAATAAAATACATTTAAAATCTTGGTAACGTTATATGAATTGGGTGTGGTTGAATATTAATATTAAAACAATCAATCATCTTTCTATGTAGCAACTCCGGACAAAATGCCATATCATTTTCTTTCAAACATTTATCCATAACAAGATCAAAAACAGGAAACAAACTCATAAAGGCATCCATAACCTTAGACCCACCAAAATCAAACCAGTCATTAATCATACCATCTGGTTGATTTGACAAACCAGAGAAATTAATGACATTTTGATCATAGTTTTCATAATTTATTTTAGTGTGTAAAATTGTGTCTGTTCTACATCTAACAACCCAGTCATATTTAAATCCATTTGCATATTCATGTACCTTTTTCAAGTTATTAACTTGATTCAATCCATAAAAATAAGAGAGAGTATTATTAATAATTCTGTTTCTAAATTCTAATCCTGGTTCACCCCAAGTCCAATATCTTTTAAAAGAAGTTTCAAAATGAATTTGATCATCAATAAATTTTTTACTAGGTTCAATAATATAAGAAACTGGTTTATATATTTTCAATAGATCATCAACAGCATTGGACTTAAGTCTTTGACTAGACCAATTACCCTCATGCTTATATGGATTATTCAAAAGTTCTTCATCAAACCATATATGAGCAAATACATCAACTTGATACCCCCGACAAGCATTGGCAATAATATAAGGTGCAACCTCGTCAACAAATCTTGGTTGACCGGATAAACATAAAGCAACTCTCATATTACAATCTCTTTGGCAACTTTTTTTACAAGACTTTCAATATCCAAATTAGGTTCCCACCCCAATAAATCTTTTGCTTTTTGATAGGACCCTTTAGAAGGTCTAGTAGTCTCTGTAGAAACCACTTCTTTATTCAATGGATAACCACCGTCAAATAATTGTGGATATCTACTCCATAGTTCTTGTGGTGGTTTATATGATAACCCAATGTGTTCGCATTCCAAAGATTCTGCAACCCACTGACCCATTTGATTTACACTTATTACCTGTCCTGTACAAACATTAAATGTATCATTTGGTTGTTTATCTAAGCAAATATCTAACATAGAAACAACATCATTTACCCATATAAAATCTCTAGTTTGAGTTCCATCTCCACTCAGTTGTGGCGAAATTCCTTTTTTAAATTCACGAACTAAGAAATTAATTAAAGGTGGATGAAGGCGAGTGTGATCTCCATCTGGACCAAAGACATTAAAAAATCTTAGAGTAGTAACTTTAAGATTATAATTTTCCCTATACGAATTTACCAAATCTTCAGCCATCTTTTTTGATAGGCAATAGTAAAGAGTTGGGTTAATTTCTAAATCTTCGGTAAAAATTTCGGCATTTGAATTTTCATAAACAGCACTAGTACTTGCAAAAATTACATGCGGAATATTATTTCTTCTTGCAAATTCTAAAACATTACTTGTTCCACCAACATTAATTGATATTGTTTCATATGGGTTATTTTCACAATCTGGTAAAGAAGTAATAGCAGCTAAATGAATAATACAATCATAATGTTGGGAACATGTATCAAAAAAATCCTGTGTTGTAATATCTACTTTTACAAAAGGTGCAATTAATTTATTTTTAGATATTAAGTTTGTTTTATGCCCATTTCTTAAATTATCAACTAACACCAATTGATGATTTTTTTTTATAAGTAACTTTGCCAATCCAGATCCAATTTGCCCAGCAGCACCAGTAATTAATATTTTCATTTAAAATACTCTCTCAATTGATTAGAGTTTCTAGTAATATTAATTGCAGAACAAGATGGATATGGATTACTTTTTGCAAAATCATTAATTAAAATTCTTTGACAGTGCGGCAGTCCCATAATTAAATGATCATATGGAATGCCCTTACTTTCCATCTCCAAAACAGTAACATCTTTAAGATATTCTGGTCTACTAGTAGTAAGAACTATTTTAACTTTTCCAGACTGATGTAACTCTCTTAAAAAATCTATATTTTCTTGAATACTAATTCCTGACCCAACATATGGTGGAAAATGAATTGAAGAATTAGTAACGAGTGTTCCATCGATATCTACAAACAAACACTTATATTGACTTTTATATAAGTTCCAAGATTCTATGGTTCCCCAGTCTTTAAAGTTAGATGTTTTAATTCCATAAAAAAGAGATCCTGACAAAATCATATCAAAAATAATATGACTAATATAACACTCTTCTTCAGTATCCATAAATTTTTCATAAGTTTTGCAAAATTCTGATGCTGATGAAAACCCATACCCACCGACAGAAAAAGTAGAACTGATTACTTTTTTTTCTACAATATTTGTAATAATACCATTAATATCAAATTCAATATAACTCTTTGTTCTAGCATTAATATTATCCATATCATTTAAATCAAAAAATGCAGCTTGATTATTTTCAGTTTCAATATTGCATTGATAATATCCATCAGAATCTTTTATGAAAATAAATCCATCTATATTATTTTGAATTAAAAAATTATAAACTGTTTCTGATTGAGATTTTGTTTGTTTTTTTAAAAAAGATATTTCAGTTTTATTTTGTAGATTTAAAGATTCAATTTCTTTTTGAAATCCATAAGAAAAAGAATATTGCTCTTCGTGCTCCTCTAAGCAAATGAAATATATTTTATCAAAGAAATCTAAATTTAATCCTAAAATAGATTCTATTGCCATAAAGCGATTAGACATTGGATGCGTTAACATCCACTTAGGTCTCATATTGGGAAATCTACTTGATTTCCCTGCCATAGGTATTACTAAACTTCTCATATAATTTTGTAGTTTTTATTATTTGATTAAGTATACTTCTTTGATATTGATTAGTCAAGTATGGTTCTAATCTTAGGAGATTAAGAGCATCCAGAATATCAAAATTTATATGATTAATATATCTAAAATATTTGTCTTCAATTTCTTTCCAAATATAAGTATAAACTTGATGGATTCTTATACATTTTTTATTTTCAATAGAAATTCCCCAAGAGTAAAATAAATCTTGTTTTAATTTAATTAAATCGCACAAAAAACTATCAATATATGAATCCAAAAAGTCTATGAAAAACAATCTTTTTTTATGAAAAATAATATTATTAAATGTCAAATCTCCATGACAAAAAGTTTTTGGAATGATAATCTTTTCTTTTATCACATAATTTTCCAAGTAATTTAGATACTCTTTATAAGCAGTTTTTTCTTTTAGTATTTTTATTTTTTTTAAAATACTATTTTGAACATTAGTTGTTTTATAATTTCCAATTAATGTATCAAAATATTCAAATAAAGTTTCTAAAACGAATTTTATATCGAAATTATTAGCAACTGAAAAATACTCAGAAAAACATTTTCCATGTATATACTCCATATCAAAATAATATAAACTATCTTGATTAATATTTAAAATTTTTGGAGTATTGATATTTTTAAAAATTAAATTTGAAAATAAATTTTGCTTATCTATTTGCAATATCAATCTAGAATTATAATTTATGGATGGTGAAGATTTTCTTACTATTTTATTATCTAAAAGTTGTATTTTACACCCAGATAATCCTGAAGAAAAATTCATTATTTTAAGGAATCATGGTGGGAATTTTCTATAAACCATTGATAGGTTTTTTTCAATCCATCATATAAAGTATATTTTGGTTTCCATCCAAAATTTGTCATTTTTGAACAATCCAATGGTCTGTTTGGAGTACCATTCGGACGAGAAGTATCCCATTCAATTTCACCAGTATAACCAACAACAGATGCTACAGTTTGTGCTAAATTCTTAATACTAATATTTTCTCCAGATCCAACATTAATCAATTCAGCATTCTCAAAATTATCCATCGCAAATAAACAAGCATCCGCAAGGTCATCAGAATAAAGAAATTCTCGCATTGGAGTACCATCTCCCCAAAAAGTTACAGATTTTCCATTTGAGTTATTAAATTTTGTCATCATTGCCGGAATTACATGACCATTATCTGGATGAAAATTATCTCCAATACCATAAAGATTCGATGGCATTAGTGAGACTCCTTTAAATCCATACTGTTTATTATATGCCTGAAGCATTTTAATTCCAGATATCTTTGCTATAGCATAAGCATCATTTGTTGGTTCAAGATATCCAGTAAGAAGAGATTCCTCTTTAACCGGGACTTCAGCAAACTTGGGATAGATGCAAACAGATCCAAGAAATAAGAACTTTTCTACACCAGATCTATAAGAACTATTAATCAAATTAGTTTGAATTTGTATGTTCTCGTAGATAAAATCTCCAGAGAATGTATCATTTGCATAGATACCACCAACACGGGCAGCTGCATCAAAAACATACTCTGGTTTTTGATCTTCAAAAAAATCAAGAACATCTTTTTGATTTAAAAGATCCAACTCTTGACGAGTTTTAGTAAGAATATTTGTATATCCATTTTCTTTTAAGTTTCTCACAATGGCAGATCCAACAAGTCCTCGGTGTCCCGCAACAAATATTTTAGATTGTTTTTTCATGATATTAAGGAATTACAATTTCGGCATTGGGGAGTGGGAACAATAATTTTTTACCTTTGAACTTTGTACTATTAATAAAGAAATTTTTAAAGTGCCAAGGAAGAATTATAAAAATATCATATTCTTCAATTACAGAATCTTCATTTCTAATTGGTATCCAAGTTCCTGGTGTAAATGATCCATCTTTATCAGGATTAACTTCACCTACAACAGTAATATCATCATTAGTAACCCCCCAAGTTTGAAGTGTTACATTACCCTTTGTACTAGCTCCAAGGGCAGCAATTTTTAATCCATCTTCTTTACACTTGTTAATAAGTTGCCAAAACTTAATTCTACATTCTTCAATGCGGAAAGAAAAATCATTCCAAGGTTCAGTAGTGTTAAGTTTAAGATCCAATTCTTCTTGAAGAAGATCATTTAACATTTGAGTTGCCTCTTCATATTTACTGTCTTTATTTGCAACTACAAGTGAAATGCTTCCACCATTTACATCATTAAATTCAAAATCAATAATCTTCAATCCTGCCTGATCCATGATGTATTTTAGTTGTCGCATTCCATAATATGATAGATGCTCATGGCATACAGTATCAAAAGAATTTGCACGAAGCATCTCAGGCATATAACTCTGCTCCAAAACCCAAATTCCATCTTCGGGATCTAAAATAGAATTAACCTCTTTAGCAAACTGACAAGGATCTTCTAAGTCATAGAACATTGAAAATGAAGTTACTAACTTTGCATTAAAATCTCCAAAGAATTGTCTAAAAGTTTTTTCAGTAAAAAAGTCTGCGATATAATCTACATGTTCTTTGAAATACTTTGAAAACTTTTTAGAAGTTGGATCAATACTTACCAGTTTTAATTCTGGTGAAAAGAATCCAAGGAATGTTCCATCATTTCCGGCAATATCAATCACAATATCATTTTCTTTTAGATCAAGAAAATTAGAAATTTTTTCACACTTAGATTTTAGATGTTTTACCATACTGGCATTTAATCCAGAACGATACCCATATTCTTCCCCATACATCGTAGGAAGATCAAAGGTATGCTCCAATTGAACGTGCCCACATCCACCCGTTAATTCATCACACTTAACAAGTTTTAAGGGACCACGATACATATCAAAATCTATAGATTTTGGAAAAATTCCAGATAGATATTGATTTCCCAGGTCTAAAACTGTGGAATAATGTTCATTACCACAGACTCTACATTTTTCTATTTTATGAAACATACTATTGTCCATAAATGCACATATCCTCAACTAATTGTTTAAATAAAATTTTAGGTTCCCAACCTAATTTTTTCTTTGCCTTAGTGGCATCACCTAATAAAGTCTCTACTTCAGCAGGTCTAAAATATTTAGGATTGACCTGAATGACTTGGTTTCCAGAATAAGTATCATATCCAACTTCATCAAGTCCTTCACCTTCCCAAGCAATCTTCATTCCAAAATAGGGTGCTGCTTCCTCAACGAACTCACGCACCGAATACTGCTCTCCTGTGGCGATTACATAGTCATCAGGTTCATCCTGCTGAAGCATTAACCACATCGCCTCTACAAAGTCCCTGGCGTGTCCCCAGTCCCTCTTGGCATTTAAATTCCCGAGATATAGTATATCTTGTTCCCCAACTGAAATGCGTGATAATCCTCTAGTGATTTTTCTTGTGACAAAAGTTTCTCCTCTTCTAGGGGATTCGTGATTGAAAAGAATTCCAGAACTTGCGTGTAGTCCGTAAGATTCTCTGTAGTTTTTTGTAATCCAGTATCCATAGACTTTTGCAACTCCATAAGGTGAACGAGGATAAAAAGGCGTGGTTTCTTTTTGAGGAATTTCTTGTACTTTACCAAACATTTCTGATGTTGATGCTTGATAGATACGAGTCTTATTTTCCATTCCAAGAAGACGAACTGATTCTAAAATACGAAGAGTTCCAAGACCATCAACCATACCAGTATATTCAGGCATCTCAAAAGAAACCTTTACGTGACTTTGAGCACCTAGATTATATATTTCATCGGGTTGAACTTGCTGAATAACTCTCACAAGATTTGTAGAGTCAGTAAGATCTCCATAATGCAACTTAATTTGATTGTAAATATGATCTATTCTTTGCGTATTGATTTGGGAGGCACGACGAATAATACCGTGAACTTCATATCCTTTTTCCAAAAGAAGTTCGGCAAGATATGAACCATCTTGCCCCGTGATCCCAGAAATTAAAGCAACTTTCATATAAGAACTACTTTTTTATTATTATAGCAAAAAAGGAGAGTTTATGCAACTCCCCCTTTGGGGTCTTTAGGCTCGCCACTTATTCTTTGACTGGAAATAAGAAACCAGGCGGGAGAGAGTCCCATCCGCACCAGTCGTCACTTATAATGCCCATACGACGAGGGCAAATCAGGGTTTGAACTTGACTCCACCACTTGGTTTTACGAAACCAAGAAAAGTTGGGATAATTTTGATATCTCAGAAATGCCAAAAAATGATATTAAAAATAACACATCCCAGAGTTTGAGCTTGATAGCAAAAGGAATACCGAGTAGTCCTCCGATAAATTTTATCATCAAACCACTTTTAAAATCTCCCCACAACATGATTTGATAACCAAGTAAGAGGAGAAAGTTGCCAATGTATCTCAGGATACTTGTTTTAGACATAAGGGGGATTCATAACTGACAAGTGCTGTTATAGACCATCCGTGTCTTCTTTGTCATCTTTTATATAACAAGGAACTCTTTCTGGATCTAACCACCTACAATATTGGTGATCCTCCATTGCAGTAGAACATTGTAGACTATTATCAAAAAGATAAATATCATTCCATCGTTTGGTGTAATAATTTTGCTTTTGTAAACGATAATCAGGTTTACCGTTTATCTCAAGAATACCCGATTCAATAAAGCGATATCCTTCACGCTCTAAAAGAACTTTAATCATGCAACTTCAACAGATTCAAGATCTTGAGCGATGCACTCAATAAGAATATCATAATTATCCAAAGGATCATCGGAGAAGATTACTCCTTCATTTTGATAATAACGACGAATCTTTTTATAAAGTTTCGGATTCTTTACATCAAGATAAAAATCACCATTCGCTGCGGCACGAAGAGTACTAATATCTTTCTTGAATTTGATAGCCAGAGACATTGCTTTGATTTGTTTACTCTAGTATTATAAGGGTTGGAGAGTTTTGTGTCAAGTGTACCAGTGAAGAAACTGGCAATCCAGAAGGTTGGGATCGAACCAACGTCTTCACCGCCCCAAACGGTGCCGTCTACCGCTGACTTACTCCTGGTTATATTTTATATAGTCTTCAATTAGTGGAGATACTAACTGACGATATCTTGAATGAAACATTCTATGGTGATTTGGGCACAGAGGAATTAAATTATTTGGGTTATTATTTTCCTTGTTACAGTCCATATGATGAACTTCAACAATGTGATCAAATCCACAAATGCAGCATTTTTTTGGATGATATTTGAAGCATATTTTTCTATATGCTTTATCACCATCAAATCCATCTTTAAAGTTTGGATTATTTTCCCCGCTTCTAAAATGTGTATTAGAGCAGGCACGAGAACAAACTGTTTTTTCTCTTTTGTTACCCTTTGATGCTGTAAATATTTTACCACAAACAGGGCATTTTTTTTCAATTAATTCATATTTTCTTGGAGTTTCATACTTTGGTATTTCTACATCATATTGCAAAGCAATTTTTTTAAGATAAGCACGAGTTGCTCCATTTTCACACAAACCTAACTTTTTTAAAACTTGTGCTGGACCATTTGATCCTACACAAGCACTCAAAAGTTGTTCTTTAGTGGTATGCCTTTTCATAAAAGATAAAAACCTTTTCTTATAACTATTTATAAAAGTAATAAGTTTCGGGATTATCTCAAAACAAGTTACTTACCATTTTGTTTGTGTATAAGCATTATACCCATAATCGGGGCAACTGTCAATCCTGCCCCACAAAGACCCAACCAAACTGGACTTTGTGCCAGATATTCCACAATGTGAAAAATCATATTCCTCTCCAATTCTTATATTCATAATGGAAGTATTGATCTACAATATCGCCTAATGGAGCATCTACCCCCCATTCAGACCATTCCCTACAAAACTGTTTGATGTGATTATCATTCAAGACATGTCTGCCATAAGACCTTACAAAGCAAGTCATAGCGAAACTATATCTTTGCTTATCCATATGCGTGCGTAAGACTCCACTGAATGAAGAATGAAATTAATCCGAGAAGAATAACAGCAACTATAAGTGTGTTAGTCATTCTTATCTCCAAGATACTTTGCGAGAGGATCTTTTTTGGTTTTGACTATTTCACACGCTCTTCGGTAAAATGTATTGTCAGTATTACCAGAGTTTTCAAAGGTTGCTTTAATTTTCACCCAATTTTGGTAAGTGTGATCATCCATTGGGAATTTAGTTTGATACTTACTAGTTATCTTAGTAAGTATTTTGCAAATGTCAACTATGTGTTGATACAAAAATATAGATTAAAAAAATCTAAAATTTTGTAGCATTTGTAACGGAGAGAACAGGAATCGAACCTGCGAAGCTTTTAAACCCAGCCGCTTTCAAGGCGGTGTCCTCGACCAACCGGACTCTCTCCAAATAAGTCCTTATCGGACTTCAAAATCTAAGCGTCTTACTTTACGCCGACGCCTTGCTTCTTGAAAGGCAAGGTCTTCATTAGTAAGAACATTAGATTTCTCTTTGGTACTCATATAGTTTATTATGACAACCTTTGATAAGTCAAGTGCCGCAATATTTTCATTATTACGAACAGTTGCCATATTAGGGCATCCACACGCAACTGTTTTTCCAGACTTTCCTTCTATCTCACTTCCGCAAGATTTACATCTAATTTTTAAATTTTCCATCTTTACAATTAATTATTCAGTAAATGAACGAAGCATCCAAACGAACTTACCGTGTGCTTCATTTAAATCATCAACAAGATTAACAGTTCCTCTTGACTTTTGTGCTTCTGCTTCTTCAGCAACTTCACCTAACATATCTATAATCTTTTTATGCCCATCAAGTAAATCTTTAATCATTTCCATTTCAGAAATATTAGTTTTTGCTTCCCCAACACCAGAGACTTCCAGAACTCTAGATAAAGAGCTGATAGGTTTAATACCCAAAAATCTCATATGTTCTGCTATACGATCAACTTCTTCTTGAATTGCTTCATATTGATCTCCAAACAAATCATGAATTTGCTTAAAGTCTGGTCCTACAACATGCCAGTGATAGACCCAGGTTTTTTGGAATAGCAAAAAAAGTGATGCTTGAGTATCACTTAATAATTTATAAAGTTTTTCCATTACACCAATACTTTTCAAGTATTTATAATAAGTGCCCGATACAGGTAATGCTCCCGTCGATGTCTGAGTGTAAATCAGGTCCCTTCACTTGCTGGGTCATCGGGCAATAAAATCAATGAGATCCTAGCATATACTCTACAGTATTGGCAATATCGCTCATAGCATCACGGAGATTTTCTCTTTGCCCAGATTCCTGTTTACGAATTGGACGAGAACTATCGCAGAGAGTCCACCTCCAATGATTCATTTCGGAGCAGAACCACAAATTAATTTTCATTCTTATAATACTCCAGTTCTATCCAATTAAGAAGTGTTTGAAATGCAGTAATAGAATTCTCGGTGCAGTTATCTTCTTTGAGTTTCTGAACGTAATATTCAAGTGCTTCAATAACCATTTGGCGGTCCATTTGGGATATAAGAGACATAATCCTCCTGACTCGATACTTATTATACTGAAAAGGGGAGTCGTTGTCAACTCCCCAATTCACACTATGTATTCAAATATCAGAACTTGAAACCAAGACCAGTAGTGAAGACTGGTGAGTAAGTTCCATTGGTAGCACCGTAACTGTTAGCAGAATTGGTGGTAGGGAACTTCAGGTCAGCAAAACCAACGAGTGAATTGCTGATACGACCTTCGACTCCAAGAGCAAGAACAAATTGACCACGATTGCCGACAGCAGACTGATAGTTAGCAGCAGTTTCATTCACGAAAGGAATCTGATAACCAGCACCAGCATACACATTGGCACGACTCACACCACTCTTGGCACGGGAAATACTCCAATCATAGGAAACCAGAGCACCACCACCAGCACCGATTTGACCAGCAGGACTACCAACAAGGTTGGCATAGGGGCGGACCGAAACAGCATTCAGATTAGTGAAGTTCTTCACGGCATATCGTGCTTGAATCGTGGCACCAGAAACAGTACGCTGAGCACTGTAACCATTGCCAGCAACACCTTGCTGATCGAGAAGCACACCAACACCTAGATAGTTACCAACTCCTTGTGCCTTTTGAGCAGCAGCAACCTCAAGAGCACTCACACGAGTATTGGTTGCAGCAATCTCTTTAGAGAATTCAGCACGCAGGGCAGCGGCAAGAGCAGCATCAGCAGCGGTTTGATACTCACTAATGCGGTCAAGGCAGGCATTCGTCAGAGCAGCAAGTTCAGCACGAGTAGCAGGTTGACCGGGACGGAAAGTGCCATCAGGATAACCAGCAACACAACCGTAACGCTCTACCAGATTAGTGATTGCTTGATAAGACCACTGGGTGGGTTGAACATCACCCAGTTGCTTAACGCTGGTGACTTGTGCCATTGCAGGAGAAGCGATAGAAGACGCAGCAACTACACCGGCAGCAATAATATTTTGAAAAGTCATATTGTGTTAAGATTTACAACTACAGTGTTTATTTAGAAGCTCCAGGAATTATGGAGCAAGCGGATTAGGGGATTCGAACCCCTGACGAACTGCTTGGAAGGCAGCCATTCTACCACTGAATTAAATCCGCAATGTGGGAGATTTGACTCTCCCGGCACTTGCCTTCACACGGACATATGAAGTATATGACATAATGAGTATTATGTCAAGCCCCATAACAGAATTGAACTGTTCTCTGCAGTTTACAAAACTGCTGCATCACCACAATGCTTATAGGGCAACACGGGGGTGATCAAATCCCCGACCTAAGAAAACTTAGGATTTAGTAAGGTTTCCAGTAGCCGTTCTTATCTCCCATAAGGAAGATGTAGGTATCGAACCTACAAAGGACAGTCCCTAACGGAACTTCTGGGAGTTCCACCCAGAACCGACTTATATATGTTACATTATTTTGACGTAGTTGTCAATAGTCCTCGTCGCTGTAATCTTTTTTTAATAGAATTTCCATTTACACCAAAAACTCTACCAGTATGAGAATAACCATAACTTTTAACCATTTCTAAAAGTTCTTCATCACTTGGATAGTTTGCCTTTTCTCTAACCTTTTTAGCACATTTATCAGAGCAATATTTCTGCCTAATAGACATTTCAGAATTACATACTGGACAAGGAATCATTTTTTTAGTAAACTCACTTTTCCAAATAGTATATTCCTCATCAAATCTTACCACATCATCTGGAATACTGGTAATATCATTATGAACTTCTCTGTGACAGTTAGCACAAAGACAAACACATTTTTTGAGTTCATCAGAAACTTTACTCCAAGCACGAGTTACTCCTTTTGAAGATAAACCAAAATCTTTTTCATCAGGATTTAAGTGATGAAACTCTAATGCCCCGATACATTTATTATATCCACATATTCCACATTTTTCTTTAAATGCTTTTAAAGCATATTCTTTTGCTCTTCTTCTATAATCAGAAACTGCTTTTTTATTAGACATACCCTACAAATATTTTATTACTATTTATAATAATAGCATATTTCAAGGGTAAAACTCCGAGTGTCAGAATCGAACTGACCTATAACAAATTAACAGTTTGCTCCCGCACCTTGCGGGCTACTCGGAATGATGGCATAAGTGTGATATACCTCATAAGGATATAACAGGGACTTACGCTCTATCACTTTTATATATGGAGAATAAATCTCCAATGGAGAATAGGAGACTCGAACTCCTGACACCCGCCTTGCAAAGGCGATACTCTACCAACTGAGTTAATTCCCCAAGATGGGTTAAGTGTAATATATCTCATAAGGACATAACAGGGACTTAACCTCCAACAATTTATATAGTAACAAACTTTAAGAAGTTTGTCAAGCGTCCTCTGTAGGATTTGAACCTACGACACATCGGTTCGTAGCCGATTGCTCTATTCCACTGAGCTAAGAGGACAAATTCTGAGGGTAGGATTCGAACCCACGAATGGCGGGACCAAAACCCGCTGCCTTACCACTTGGCGACCTCAGAATGGGGTGCCGTGAGGGAATCGAACCCTCATACAGAGAACCACAATCTCCTGTCTTACCATTAGACTAACGACACATAGCAGTAGGTAGATTTGAACTACCGACCATAGGCGTATGAAACCCGTACTCTACCACTGAGCTATACTGCTGAGGCGGAAGTGGTTGGATTTGAACCAACGGATGCCTCTTAAAGACATCGGCGGTTTAGCAAACCGCTGCATTAAGCCACTCTGCCACACTTCCAATGGAAACAACTGGACTCGAACCAGTGGTCTTTCGATTATCAGTCGAATGCTTTACCAACTAAGCTATGTTTCCATAGTATTCCTAACGGGATTCGAACCCGTGCTGCCACCTTGAAAGGGTAGTGACCTAACCGCTAGTCGATAGGAACTTGATGCTACAACCGCCAAGGAGGAACACTCCATAGGCAGAGTAGCAACGACCCATACGGGATTTGAACCCGTGATCTCCACCGTGACAGGGTGGCGTGATAGACCGCTACACTAATGGGTCAAGGTGGGAGGAGCAGGATTCGAACCTGCGAAGGCAGAGCCGTCTGATTTACAGTCAGATTCCTTTAGCCACTCGGAAATCCTCCCACGATGGGTCTGGTCGGGATCGAACCGACGACTTACAGGTTAAAAGCCCGCTACTCTACCAACTGAGTTACAGACCCATATAATGTGGAAAATATTCGGTTGTCGATGTGCTGGTGGTCTCTCAACCACCCTTTAAGAATATCACCGTTTGGTCTCTGGGGGGAGATTGGTGGACACTTAGGAAACTGTCACAGGCAATAAAAAAGGGGAGAAAACTTTTGGTTTCTCTCCCCTTTCTTTTGCTTTTATGGATTACATCTTACATATGTTTTTCCATATTCGCAAACAGGGGAGTACCCTCGATATGCCAATAGCGGCAATCGCTGGTAATAATCTGTTTGTTCATTTGGAAAGACATTGTTTTCGACCTAAGTGTGTTTATTTATACAAGTAATATAGCATTATTCGAAAGCGTCCCGTGTAGGATTCGCACCCACGACCGATTCTTTAGAAGAGAATTGCTCTGTCTCCTGAGCTAACGGGACATAAGGAACCTCCCTGTTTGTGCATCGTTGAGAGGCATGGGAGGTGTGGGATTTATAAGAAGTTTGGACCTCCTTCACCCGTGATACCACTATAAGGCATCAGGGCACTAAAGTCAACCCTTTGCTTCCTTACGAGCGTTCTTTTCTTCGGTAATCTCGGTTCTACGTGCCTTGACCAGCTTGGCAATCTCCTGAAGTGCCTTACGAGCACGAGTTCCTGCTGCACTATTGCCAGCAGCAAACTTTTCGTCTTCTACTTTCCATGCTTCAACAGCACTCAGTAGTTCTTGTGATACGGACATAATAATCTCCAAAATAAAATAGGATATGTTTATATAGTCAGTTTTTTGGACAATCTTCTACCCAAACTGCACAAATTCTCATTGGAGGTGCAAGTGCCTTACATTCATCAGTATAGCAGACACTTTCATCATTCTTTTCATCAACATATTTTGGTTTATATTTTTGATCTGCTTCTTCAATAATACGATCATATTCTGAAGTTACATTTTGAATTTCTCTATCAACATCTCTGCCAATTCTGCGATTCAGTTTTTCAGGATCTTTAATTATAAATTCATTAAGAATAGTTTGTGGGAAATATTTTCTTTGAATCTCATCAAATAAATCCCAAAGTCCATTTTCAGATACTCCAGTACACTGGGAAAGTATTGCAATAATAGAAGATAATACAATTCCTATAATTGCATACTGCTTTATATCTGGTTTTTTATTTCCAAAATTGAAATTCATCCAATAATACTCTCTCTCCACTCTTCACTCATATTCACCATAATTGCTTCTGCTGCTTCTGGTGTTTCGGCATACCCTTCATCAAGAAGGTGTGAGAGGATGATGTCGTAGAGGTCTGTTTGTTCTTTTTGATTTCTTGGAGATTTTCCCATTTTTAATGCGTCATCTCCTTTTGTTCTGGAAAAAGTAAGATTTCTATTTCCCACTTTTTCTTTCCTTTTTTCCAATTTTTTGTTTATTTTTTTCTTTACAGTATTTAACCTTTGTTCTCCTTCACCTTTTGAAATGTATCCAGCACTAGATTGATATGCTGTTATTGCTTTTGTCCCCGACATTATATTATCTGCTTTTTGTTTAGATGCTTTTTCATCCCTATCTTTAATATCACCTTTTTCTTCATAAACTTCCATATATGCTTCTTGAAGATTGCGAAGTTCTTGTGCGTCCATTCTACGAATACTTTTTAGTTATTTATAAAAAAAGGAGGGTACTAAGACCCCCCCCCCCTTCAGTTATTCTATTGTGTCAAACTTCTGCTAGGATCAGTCGGTTGGCATAATTATAAGCAAAGTCAGTTCTGGCACCATGATGCCCCCAACGTATCCATTTTTTAGCAAGTCTCATATAATCATTAATGGATTTGCCAGGTGTTTTCATTTGATTCTCAATCATCTTCCAATCACCTTCATACATCATATATTGCAATTGAGTATCAAGTGTGGAAGGGTCTCCCCCAATACGAGCGGCAAACTTACCAAGACCATAATATCTTGGAGCATTTGTCCATTGGAGTATTCCTACCCCACCACTCCTACACTGGTGATAAGGCACTCTAGCACCACCTTCACAGATATTAGGAGTGAAGGTAGATTCTTGTCGGATATTGCCCATAATGGTTGCTAGGGCGTTTTTGTCACTGATTCCTCGTTTCTGTAAGAATTCCAGAGTACGGGACTCATTAGTATTACATCCTTTACAAACTAATCGTTTTACTTTAGGTTTTTCGGGAACAACCTCTTTGGTCTCTGTCTCTTGAGTAGGACCTTCAGGAACAATTGCGAAAGGCGGTTGTAGTGCTGAAGATGTTGCCATACTCGGTGCTGGCAGTGTTGCCGCTGATGTTGCAACCGCACCCAAAATCGCTACGGTTACATTTGTTAGGTTTTTAAGCATTAAGTTTAATTGAATTCGGCATCCGTATAGAAGGGGGGTCCACCTCTTTCTCAAAAGGCACCTTCCACGGCTCTAATTGTCACGATCAAAGACTCATAATAATTACCCTGCTCATAACAGGGATTTCTTCATAATAAGTTAATATTTAGTGTTTGTCAAGTATGACAGTTTGTAAAGTGTCCTATAAATACAGAGTCCGCATTATCTCCAATGTCAAGAGAGTGGAACACTCCAATTAGAGAACCATGGAATCCTGTCATTAAAAAATGTCTTGATGCTATCGACGAGCACATCAAGACATATATTAAGACAGGGGATGAATGGCACTTAATGCAAGCAGAAATATTACGGAAGTATGTAAAAGACTTAAAGATTTGGATTCATAATCAAGAAAAAAGTTAAGACACCCAGAGTTTTCCTTCTGCAATTCGTCTTCTTCTCAATCCTGCCTCCACTTTACTACCAGGATTGCGATACATTTCCAAAGTTGCCGGAATTGCTTTCCAATCTTTTTCTTTTAACTTTTTGGTAATCGTATTGAATCCAGGAGCGTTAAAAAAATCAGCACCAAGATTATAAGCAAAAGAGAGCAATGCTCCTCTTTGATTATCATTCATCTCACCCCAATAGGGAATTTTAGAAATTTTAGGAAGAAAACGATTCAATACATCGTGCTCTAACAGACGGTCAGCATACTCTTGAGTAATGACTTTATCTCTTTTAAATGGAGTGTAATTAAAGTCTCTTGTACTTCCCCATCCAATCGTAATTGGAAGTCCTCCAGTTAAAGGATCTGGGTATGCCTTTAAATGACATCCTTCAAATTCTTTGATTAGTTCTATTCCTTCTTTCAGAATAGAACTTTCTACTTTTTTACATTAAAGATCCTTCCCCATCCAGTCTTATCTTTTCCTTTCTCCAACCAACGATACATCAGATCAGACTTCTTATAGACGGCACCCTTACCATTTGTTGCGGGACCAGTATATCCATCATTCAGAGAACCATAAGGATCATTTACCACATAATCTTCACCCCTCTTACCAATCACTACAACCATGTGCCCACCAGAAGGAGCAGATAGAGTGCCCCTGTGATAGATCCCGATAACAACGGGTCTCCCAGCAGCAAGCTCACGATCAAGATCAGCAAAAGAAAGATTATAACTAAAGTGTGACTTAATTCCATAACCTTCCAGAACTTTTGTCTGAACGGTATGATCAGTGGTGTCACCAATTGCAAATACTTTTTGAATATAAGAGTCATCACCCTTTGTTCCCTGAAGAGTCCCTGGTTTAAAGTATTCTAAACACATCGCACAAGCAGATGAATTACAGGTTCTTTGAGCATCTCTGTAATTATCTGTTTGTGGGTAGTAAGGAACATTAAGAACACCGGGATCTGCTGGTTTTGTTCCGTAAACTGGTCTTGTTCTGAAAATACGAACCCAGTTTGAAGTATCATCAATCAAATCAGGATTCTTGTCCGCAAGATCCACTTCAAGTTGCTCTACTGCTGCAACATGCTTTGGGTTATTTTCGTCATAATGCTTAAAAAAGTTATGAAGATCTATTCGCATTTTAATCTCCTAGGTATTCTAATGAAAAAATATCATGCTCTGGAATATCAGGATTCAACCACTCACTAAATTCCGATTGAATCGCATATGCATTATCAATATCCATCTCACTCAAATAATGAATTCGTTCAATTGCCCAATCATGTGATGACCGAAGTGTCTGTTCCAAAGTTTCCATCAAAATAATCCTTTCTAAAATATCTGGAGAGTATGTTACTATTGTAGTATGCAGGAACTCCAGTGTCAAGCGATTCGGTCAGTACATTATTTAGGAACAGTTGTCGTGTTTCTTCAAAATTACATTTACCTTTGGTTTTATGTAATGATATTATTTTTCTTTCAAAACATTCCTTACCATATTTCGTAATATCTTCCTTAAGTTCAGGACAAGAACCATAATAATTTTTCCAATCTGATTCAGACTTTACTTTTCTTTTTTTTCCTTTTGGTGTTCTAAACTGCCAAAGATACTTACGTCCAATATATTTTCTACCGGTGGTCTTACAGGATATGAGATATACGAATCCAAAATAATCTCCTATATGCTGAGACTCAAAGATTTCCCCATTAAACTTCCATGGGTTCTCATAGCTCATAGAGTAATCTTAAAGAGCTATTATTTATCCTTCATCCTTAGCAAAGCGATTCTAGCAATAAAAAAGCACCTTGTCAAGAGGTGCTTTGAGTTATATTAGGAATTTATTATAGAGGCATCTTTGAACCTGGTTTTACTTTCGCTCCACCAGGTTTAGCAGGAGGCACTGGAGGAGGCACTGGAGTAGTTCTCTTTATACCATATTTCAGTTCGTCTGCTCTTCTTTGTTCCGGTGTAATAAGAGTATTAGATTGCTCGGAAACTATTCCCAGAATAGTCTCGGAGTCCATCTCCATCATCACATAAAGTGCCTCATCTACGGTCTCTACGTGCTCGTTGTCGATGAGATACTCAAGGACTAGATCAAAAGCATCATACTCATAGGACTGGTTTAGAACCTTCTCTCTAGCGGTCTGTCTGGGTGCCACAGGGGTTGGTTTAGGGCTTGAGGCAATTGCGGCAGTGGCAGGTACAACGCTTCCAGAGGCAGCAGCAGAGGTGCTAGGAGCAGCAGCAATTGCTTTAGATGGAGTTGCTGCCTTAAAAGCATTTGGATTTTGTGATAAGGACTGATTACCTTTACCAAGGTTAGAAACTGCAGGAGATTGAACTGAAGGAGAGTTCATAGGAAGTCTGGACCTCATATCCTTCATTAAAGGATTATCAGTCTGTTGAGTTCCACGAATTCTTGCCTTTTCTGCAGCGGCAGCGGCAAGACGTTTATTTGCTGGTGTTGATGCCCACTGGTCCATTGCAGACCCTGCTGGTTTTGTTGGTGCTGGTGCTGGTTTTGTTGGAGCAACTTTTGGTCCTGCAGGTCTAGTAGCGGCAGGAGCAGCAGCAGCGGGTCTTGTGGGAGAAACAGGTTGAGTTGCGGTTAGTTTTGGTCCAGGAACTCGCATCAGCGCTTCAGGAGGGAGCCCTGAACCTGGTGGGGTTAAAGATTTTCTTCCTCTTGCGATTATCTCAGCAGCAGTTCCACTTCCTTTAGCCATTGCTGCATCACCACCACCAGCTTTATATGCTTTAAACTGGTCTCCACCCAAATTCTGTTGGTTATATGGTGAATTTTTTGTTCCTGCAGGAATATTTGAAACTCCTGGTTTTTGATCTGATTTGCTTGAAGAAGAAGGTTTTGCTTCAGGAGTAGAACCTCTACCTGTTACAAACCCAGCTGCTGCATCTCTTACTCCCCTAGTAGCAGCATTAAAAGTTCTAGATATTGGATTTGTAGATGTAGTCGTTTTGCCAGCATATCCTCGTAATCCTGATCCTGCAATATCACTAACAGTCGAGGCAGCTCTATTTAGATTTTGTCTTGCTCCTGCAGTAACATCTCTGACACTAAACTCATTTAAATAAGACTCATACATCTCTTCCCAGGTATACTCACTCAGGTCATAACCCTCTTCTAGAAGTGAGTTGACCCAGTTCTCAACTTCTTCCCAGATTTGTTCTTCAGTAAGTTCTTGAGGAGCATAAACTGCAGCATACGCTTCCATCAAACCCTTAGCGTCACTACCTGTAATTCTTGACATTTTTTTCTTTTTTAGTTCTTTATAGTTTTATTTATAAAAAAAGAGGGTCTCAAGGACCCTCATTATTCATCCATTCTTTTTCATAATCATAATCACCAAAAAGAAACTCATCACACTCTGCTGCCTCTTGATATGCGTTCAGGATTTCCTGTTCGCACCATTCATCATAGTTGGAATCCTGAGAAAGTATCTTTGGTAACATCTTGCTTGATTCCTCCAACGATATAAGACTCAACTTCCGTCTCCTGAGGTGCCACTTGAAGTCCTTTAGAGGAAATCCAGTGCTCAGTCCAAGGAAGGGGATTATTCTTTGCCGGAATATCATAAAGAGGTTTCAGTCCGATTGCCTTCATTCTACGGTTAGCAATCCATTCAACATACTGCTGTAACAGTTTGTCATTTAGACCAATCA